ACGCTGATACAACTTTAAAAACAGGTTGGGGTGCAAAATCTTGGGGTGAAGATGAGTGGGGTGAATTAAAAGATGCCGTTGCTCAACCATCTGGTCTTTCTATAACATCTAGTGTTGGCTCTGTTGATATACCCGATGTTATAATTACACCAACAGGACAATCTATTACAGTATCACAAGGTACAGCTTTCAATCCTGTGGTTGTATCAGGCATATCTGCATCGTTTTCTGTTGGATCATTAACTGTAGATGATGTTCACCAAGGTTTAACATCAAGTGCAATAACAGCTTCTGTCGGTGCAATAACACCTGCAGATCTAACTATTGGTTTAACTGGTCAATCAATAACTGTATCACAAGGAACAGCAAAAGCACCAAATCAAACTGTAATAGTTTCAGGTCAGTCAATGACCTTATCACAAGGTACGGCTGCAGGGATATCTTCACAAGAAGCTTTACTAACAGGTCAATCAATAACATCTAGTTTAGGTAGCGTTACAATACCAAACGCTACAGCACAGTTATCTGGTGTATCAGCATCGTTTAATTTAGGAACTCTTGTAGGATTAGGTGGAGCTGTTGCTCAACCAACTGGTCAATCAGCAACAGCGAGTGTTGGATCTTTAACAGTGGCAGATGTGGCTATGGGTCTAACAGGACAATCATTTAGTGCTAGTGTAGGAACTATATCACCAGTAGATATGCAGGTTGGATTAACTGGTCAATCTGCTACATTTAACATAGGAACAGTTAATATCTTTGCATACGGAGATGTTGACACTGGTTCTAATACGTCTTATAGTGATGTTTCGACAGGATCGAATGATACATATTCGGATGTTGCAACTGGATCAAATACAAGTTATAGTGACGCTGCATAGGAGATAATTTATGGCATCAACATTTACACCTTTAGGTGTTGAACTTCAAGCAACTGGTGAAAACGCTGGTACATGGGGTACGAAGACTAATACAAACTTACAAATTATAGAACAAATTTCTGGTGGGTACATTGCTAAATCAATAGCAGGTGGAGCCCAAACAACTGCGTTAGCAGTTTCTGATGGATCAACTGGTGCAGAACTATCTCACAGAATGATTGAGTTCACAGGAACTATCACAGGTAATCAAATTGTAACTATTCCAATCGATGTTCAAACTTTTTATTTTTTAAGAAACTCAACATCAGGTGCATATACAGTTCAGTTTAAGTATGCCTCTGGTTCAGGAGACTCGTTTACTTTTTCAGCAACAGATAAAGGTGATGCTATTGTATTTGCAACTGCAAATGATAGCACTAACCCTGATATTGATACAATAGCTTTAGGTATTTCAAACATAGTTGAAGATACAACACCACAACTTGGTGGAGATTTAGACACTAATTCACACAACATAGCTTTTGATGATGCACATGGAATCAATGATGAAAACGGAAACGAACAGATAGTATTCCAAACAACATCATCTGCAGTAAACCAATTAGATATAACTAATGCTGCAACAGGTAATGCACCATCTATTCAAGCAACTGGTGGTGATTCTAATATAGATTTAAAAGTAGGGCCAAAAGGAACTGGTAATATAGAAATTTTAGGAGCTACAAATCCAGGTGCAATTCAGCTTAATTGTGAAC